TATGCAATATCAAAGTAGTCAGTCATGATGTCGGTCTTGTTATACCACTCACCACGACTCGTTTCACCTTTCATGGCGGTAACCAATTCGTTCAGAAAGTCAGCAGTCACTCCGCTATAGAACTTGTCAATGTGATATGTGTTGACTTGACTGTGATGACGACCATCAGTGGCAGTGTAAAAGATATCATTGCCACGAACATCTACACCTTCGAAGTTCAAAGGGCCTTCTTTCAAGGTTACAACCAAAGAACTGTGGTGATTGATGCTGATAGAACCTTTCATACCATACTTCTTGAGAACTGCCTTAATGCCAGGCGCTAACTCTTTTTTCATCTCTTGTGATACATAAGCCATAGTTTGTTTCCTCTCTCTTAACTATACTATTATATTACGACATCCCGCAAAGAATGTCAAGCAAAAAGTGCCAAATATTCAGGATTATTTGTTTCTAAAGTAACAAACGGCCCGAAGTATGATTCGAAGGCAACCAACAGGTGATTGTAGTCACCCGCCTGTAAGTCTTCCATGACTTCATCTTTATCGTAATCAAGTTCCCGACACAGATTAGATGCAGCACCTAGAAGGACAAACGCATTGCCTTCGGGGCCATCTAGGTTGAGAACATATCCAGTATCATTATTTTGACGTATCATATTAAGCCTCTGCTTTCCAATTGTAAAGATTGATATCAAACTCTTCCATAAGAATACCAGCGATAATCTCACGGTCAACGGTGTCACCACCGCCCCACCGATGTTCGCCATCGATAAAGAACTCTTCATCGCCGCGCATCAGATAGATGTTGATGGCTTCCATGATTTGTTCACGATTCGCATGACCACTCTCACCATACAGCTGACCTTCACCGTAGAACATCTCACAGTAGTCTGCGAAGTTCTGTTTCTCTTTAAAAGTAATTTCCGTAATCATTTCTAGTTCCTTTCAACTCAACTTATACTTTATATTACAACAAGTATCAGGAATTGTCAAGCACTATTTTCAAATAAAATGTTTTTTTCTGCTTCCCAATAATCGTGGAAATCTCCCCGTTCTTCGGGTGTCATAATCCTTACGGTCTCAAGAAAGTCATCATCACCCATCAATTCAAACAGATTACTCATACTATCAGGGCCATCTGTATACATTGCATTGACCTCATATCGTTTCATCTTGCGTATCGTTCTACGAACAAGCACCTTTACTCTATCACCATATAGTTTAGGTGACGGCGTTAAGAGATAAACCAATCTCTTTGAGTTCATCAGTGCGGGTAGGATACCTTTTTGTAGAATGTCACGGTGGTGGAGTGATGTGCTGAACCCAAACACCTCATCCTTTGGAAAGTCTTTCAGTCCAGACAGAAGTTCTTGATGGGTGACATCTCCGAATTTAGGTTCGTCGGAATCCAGATTATAGTTCACTACGATTGCAATGTCCTCTTTATCGACCCGCCACGGTTGGATATCATCTGTCGGCATACCCCTGACACCCTCATACGATGAAGTGAACCCAGTCTTTCCAAGAGCCTCAAATGCTTTTCTCCAATACGGAAACAACTCATAATTTATGTCCTCATCATATATCGTATGTTGGACAAAGTGACGATTGGTGTTGAACTTGGTTGTCCAGTTGGTGATATTGTCAATGACCCTATCACTTCTCTTTACAAAATCATCTGCGCCATCATGCATGTATTCATCATTTGTAATATCCCAGAGAAAGTTGTCCCATATGAATAACGGTAGTCCCAGTTCAAGACATGCGATATAGGATGCGATATACGATATACCATCAGCCGGAAGGTTGAGACATACGACATCACCCTTCTCCATACCCTTTGACAGAAAGAAACGTTTGTGTTGGTTGATAACAAGACACAGGTTCTCATAATCGACATCATCGATTAGAAGGTCTTTTCGAATAATCTCACGACTTATTATTGCGTTCATTTAGATATCCGCGAAGTTGTTCAAAATTTATCTTTGTATCTTGAAAGAAAGGTTCGAGGTCAACATCATCTGGGACTTCAGGCAAGTCTCGCGGTTCGATAAAGAACTGACCATCGAATGTCAAATCGTCCTCGATATATCTTGGTTCGTCCCAGAGTTCACACCGAACTTCTTTACCATCAAACTGATAAAAGTCATCTGCCAATACACCTAGACCATTCTCTTTGACTACACTGTCCTTATCAACAAAATTTATCAATAGTGGGATTGCAGTATCGATAGACCCGTAGTGTGAATGAAACTTCACATTATATTCTCGTGCGAAGTCTACAAACTGCTCATCAAGGGCGAACCCACACATATTGATATTCAACGTTCTTGTAAAAGGTTCACTAAACATCTGTAAAAATAGTTCTAAGGATTCTTTATTAGGAATCATAATATGAGAGGGGTTTGTCCACACAAATGTCGAAAACTGAATATAATGTATATACTCAGACTTCATCTCACCTAATGCAAACGTAGTGTGATACTTTGCAATCATCAATGAGGGAATTAGAGATGTCAACATTGAGGATGCATGATGTAAGTTTCTGCTATGACCGATAGCTGAAGTTTCGTCGAAATCGGAAACATTTACGTTTCTTTTCGATATTTCCATAACCTCTCTATGTGAGAACACGATAGGTCTCGATGGTTTTGTAGTCCCACTTGTAGAACTTAGTAATAGTGGGTCGGTATCTTCCACTGTCCACCATGAGGGTTGAGTATCTACTACAACATTAACGTCCATATCAAGGATATCAATTTGTTGACCACAGTATCGGTCTAGTAATTTTCCGTGTAACCCATCATAAGTTATTCTACCAGAATCTCCTTGAGAGATATACCACTGTGTTGGGCCATGTAATGCGACCTTCGTATATGGGAGAGACTCTTCTGTGGCGGGAGAATCCAATAGGAATAGAACAAGTCCAAGTTCCGCACATGCAATGATTGACGCGACATGTAAATCATCAACTTGCATGAGGGAGATTGTAATCTTGTCTCCCTTTTCCACACCACTTTTGATAAGTTTGTTCTTTATGCGATTAACCTGTCTCACAAGATAGTCTTTATCGTGTGTTCGATTTGGGTCAGTAACCCACTCTAGGCCATCTCTCAGAACATCACGATTTAAGATGTTTGGAATGGATTTTACAGCCGATGAACTCATTGTAATAATCGTCTCTCAATAACACATCGTGTTCGAACTGGAGTTTCGCCTCGTAGTAGGAACACTCACCTTTGGTATAACACAGGCGGAGTATCTCACGCTCAAAGGTTACACCCTCTTCAATCAACAGTTGCACCTCTTTGGATGAACCGTAGTAGTCTCTCCAATCAGACTGAACGCGAGTTCTCACTCTGCGTTTTCTTGTTTTAGTAACAGGAAGAATCTTCGGTTTCCAGAAGAATTTCTTACCGATATACTTCTTCCCGTTCTTCAAATTCACAATGCAGTAGACGAACCCCTGATATTCTTCGAGGAGTTCGTCTTCTGGTTCAAATGGTTTACCTTGATACGTCCACATGGATGTATATAGGGTTAAGATAAAGCAGACCCACACATGGGGCAGAACGAAGGTTCTTCTTCACTGTCGAAGACTAGAACTTCGGTTCGATGGTCACATACTTCACATTCAAGGTCATATGTCTCATCCACTATGCTACTTCGTCCCAGCCCCAGTCACCTTCCATACCATTCACGGAATATTCGGTAACACGTTTCTCGAAGAAGTTGTCATGTGATGCGCCATTTAGAACCCAGTCCAACCACGGCAGTGGATTGTCCTTGACACCAAACTTTGCTTTCATACCAAGTTGTAACAGACGGCGGTCTGCAATGTGACGGATGTATTGTTTTACATCTTCTTCGGTCAGACCTTCCATTTCCATTCCGTCAAACGCAAGTTTGATGAAACGGTCTTCAAGTTTGACCACATCTTTTGCCATTTGATAGATTTTAGATTTCAGTTCGTCATTGACGATACGAGGGTGTTCTTCACAGAACTCACGGAACAGTTTTGCATTACCTTGAACGTGTAGAGTCTCGTCACGAATAGACCACTCAACGATTGTTCCCATACCCTTCATCTTACCATAGCGTTGGAAGTTCAACAGCATCACAAACGATGCGAACACTGACAGACCTTCGTTGAATACAGACTGTGCGAGGGCCAATGCCAGACCCGTATGACTATTGATGTCACCCTGTTTCATGAAGTCAATCTTGTCGGACATCTCTTTGTATTCGAGGAACATATGAAAGTCCTCATCAGGCAGACCGAGCGTGTCATTCAACAATGCATATGCACGTTGGTGAACGGCTTCACGTCCTGCAAACGATGATAACATGTTACGGACTTCATTGTTCTTGAACTTTGGAATCAGAAGTTCGTGGTAGTTCTCACCAACCTGAACATCCGATTGTGTAAACAGACGGAGAACCTGTGTGATAAAGTTCTTCTCTGGTTCACTTAGTTTGGTTTTCCAGTCCTGAACGTCTTCACTCAGTTCTGCTTCATCTTCTACCCAGTGAATTTCTTCATGTTTCTTTGACAGGTCTACTGCCCACGGGTAGAGAAATGGTCGATATGTTTTTGAAAAATCTAGTAGTGACATTTGTTATCCTTCGCAAGCACGACATTCATCATCGTCTTCATTTGTTTCTAGTGGTTGATTTAGGTGTTCCATAAGTTCATCATAACCCCCAATATATTCACCTTCGATGTAAATCTGTGGGACAGTTTTAACGTCTCGACCAGTCACTTCACGGGCAGTCTTGCCAATTTCCTTTAGGTCGATGTAGTCAAAAGGAATACCACGCAAGCGGAGTTCTTCCTTTGCCATAGAACAGAATGGACAGTCTGATTTACCATACACGATAGTTCTCATGTCACCAGCAAGGGCAACACGTTCTACTTTCTCAGAGACGTTCTCTGCGCGTTGTTTGGCTTCGGTGCGTAGGTAGTAGAGACCTTTCAATCCTTTCGCCCATGCACTATAGTGAACCCTGTTTACATAAGACTTCTCCGCACCAGACGGGAAGAACAGGTTCACAGACTGACCTTGACAGATAAACTCTTGACGTTCTGCGGCGTGTTGAACCACCCACATCTGGTCGAGTTCGTCTGCGGTCTTGTAGATTGCCTTCTCACCTTCGGTAAGGAAAGGCAAATGTTGAACAGAACCCTTCTTGGTAATAATAGATGTCCAAGTTGATTCGTTGTTCTCACCCTTCTCAGTCAGAAGTTCATCGAGGTATTTGTTCTTTACCAAGAATGAACCCGCACGAGTTCGATGGGTGTATGCGTTTGCCTTCAATGGTTCGATAGAAGGACTTGTTGATAGAATTATTCCGCTGGAAGCGTTGGGCGCGATGGCAAGCAAGTGCGAGTTGCGTCTTCCAGACCCAATACCATCAGGATATTCGCCACGCTCTTCGGCAAGGAGTTCAGTCTCTGCAACTGCTTCTGACTTAATGTGGTCGAACACTGTTCGATTAATTTCTCTGGCTGCTTCTGATTCCCAGGCGACTCCGTGTTTTTGGAGGAGGCTGTGGAATCCCATTGCTCCGAGTCCGATTGAGCGTTCTCGTTCTGCACTGTATTTGGCCCGTGAGATTGTGTCTGGTGCTTCGTCGATAAAGAACTGCAAGACATTATCAAGCATCCGCACAATGTCACGAACAATAGTCGTATCTTTCCATTCATCGTAGTATTCTAAATTCAGAGATGATAAGCAACACACCGCAGTTCTGTCTGCGTCTGTTGGTAGATGAATCTCATTACACAGGTTTGACCCGTGAATCTTTAGTCCTTTATCTTTTAACGGTTGTGGCAACGCACTGTTTGCCGTATCTATAAAGTTAAGATAAGGTTCACCTGTTCGGAAACGAATCTCAAGGAGACGTTCCCATAACTTACGGGCGTTGACCGTATCTTTTACTTCATTGTTTTTTGGGTCACGAAGGTCAAAGTCTTTGTCTTCTCTGACACACTCCATGAACTCATCAGTTATATTTATAGCGTTATGAAGGTTCAATGCCTTTCTTTGCACATCACCTGTAGGAATTCTCATGTTCATAAATTCTACAACGTCAGGATGTGAAATGTCCATGTATGCTGCATACGAACCCTTGCGTGTCTTACCCTGACGGTAAGCAATCATATCCGCATCTACAGTATGCAGAAATGGGATAGGGCCTGGAGCGATGTCACTGACCGTTCGCACACTAGACCAATGTCCGCCAACACCGCCACCGTAAACAGAAAGCCAACGAAGCTCAGAAGAGTGGCTAATAAGACCCTCAAGAGTATCGGGGACATATGTAAGGAAACAAGAGATAGGCATCCCTTTGTCTTTTTTCTCTCCGTTGGGAGCGTTAGATAATACTGGAGAAGCAAACATAAAATACTTGTTGCTAACATAATCATAAAGACGTTGTGCGAGTGCATCGTCCATGTCCTCTCTATAACGTGACCATGCTTTGGCAGCACGGGCAAATCCTTCTTGGGGGGTCTTCTCATAATCTAGTAGGTAGAAATCTTTAAGCATACCTACTGCATATTCGGCGAGTAGGTCATCTTTCTTACGGTCAATTTTAACGGGCATAGGGGGTCTTCCATAGACGATTGTTTTTCTGGGGGTAGTTATATCTATACCCAGAAGAGTTTTCAGATTGTAGTATTATACCCCATTTAGGGGGTAATGTCAATCACTTTTTTATTAAAAATTGTAACCTAATGAAACATAGGTGACGCTGTATTCTTCCTCGGCATCATCACTGATATAGAGGTCATTGAGTGAGAACATCAGGTTCTTGCTGACATGGTAATCGATACTGAATTGGTTCTTACTCAACTCATGATAGTCACCATTCTCCCACAGATACTTGTTGGTGATGCTGACAGGGGAGTCAGGATGCTTGTATCGAATCCAAGTAGAGTTACGCCAGACGAGTTCTGTGTAGTCCTCAGTCCCCATCTGTGTGACAGTGAACTCATGGGACATCTTCCATCTATCGTTACGGAAGAACTTCCAACCCCAGCCAACACCAGTGTGTGGACGGAATTCACCAATGAAACGATTGGCATTATAATTGAATCCAAAGTTTGCAATACCATAAACGGTTGGTGTGAAGTTGAGAATAAACTCATACTCACCATCTGCACGGTCAGTCAAGTCTACACCAGAAACTTGTGTCTTATAGACATTCGTTTCGGTCTCAACCTGAAAGTCTTTATCTTCAGGCTCCCACACAAACTTTTGATGAAGATTAAAACTCTTGGTGTTACTGTCTTCTACTTTGTAACCGAGTTTGACGTAGTTAGCACCTTGTGCATTTAGAGGAAATGATACAACACATGCCGACAATAATCCTGCCAACATTAATACAACTAATTTATTCATTTTTTACGACCCTTATCAATAGCGCGAGAACCAAACCAGAATGAGATGATTGCAGCAAAGATTGCCTTTGTATCATCGTCCCAGAGAATGTTGATTGCTTCAGAGAAGTCAGTTCCCTTCTCCATCGCTTCCATCAGAAGGGTAATTTCAATAACAGCGAACAGTCCAAAGAATGCGTAAGTAATGACTGGTCGAACACTCTTCTGCAAACTGGCGACAAATCCAGTTCCCTTATTGATTGAAATATCATGTTCAACCAGTCTAGAATGTTCTGCGTCATCCGCTTTGGTCTCATACATTCGATACTCTTGGTCGAATCCAGCAGCCCTTAGTTCTGCCATCTTCTCCATTTTCGCGAGTTCAAATTTCTGTTCGTTCTTTGCTTTGAAATGGTCTGTGATTGCGGGAACGACTGAACCGCTAAATCCTAAGACACTACCTAATAATCCACTTAACATTATCTACTCCACTTTTTTTGACTGTCCTCACGTTTATCTATAAATCGTTTAAGGACTTCGATATCTTTCTTGCGCTTCTTCTTCATGTGAACAGGGACAATCTTTTCAGGATTATCCCCTGCGCCTGCCACTGAAGCTGTTGATGTGCTTGGCACATCTTCCATGAATTTCTTAAAGTTCTTCATCGGGTAATCTCCCCTGTGGTGAAATACACCCATTGTTTTGAATTCATGTGAATACCTTTGTATATATCGATACCAAGAATAGAATCAATAGGTTTGGCATCGGTCTCCACAACTCTGATTTGGTCGCCCTTTCGAACAATCTCTTCACACTGAACGGTCATTCCATCATTCTTAATACGATAGACACCAGCGCCCAACTCCTTATCATCAAGGACAAACCACTGTGAGTCTTCTGCAAGAACATCAAGGATGTCAATACCTGTTGCATCGTGTATCTGCATCATTTGTTTATCAGACAGTTCACCGTGTTCACGAATAAGTGCCAGTGCTGAACCATACCTTGCGATTGCAGATTGTCCGCCTGGCACTTTTGCCATGATTCTTTTTATATTCACAACAAGTCTAATGAACGGTGTGTAGTGTGTTCTCAATGCATCACGGTTGTCTGCAACGTTCTTGTCGAAGTCTTTGACTTTCTTACCATCTGCATCGATAATGCCAGCCTTATACGCCCCTAACTTGTCGAATGGTGTGACGAGAAGTTTAAGGAATCGAATCGTAAATACGAGGTCGGCTGCTGATTTTAAAATACCCATAGTTCTATTTATATCTTTCTGAGTCTCTCAACGACTAATTTATCCATCTCAATGTTGGTATATTCGGTATTTTTTATGGTCTTTAGAAAGATAAGGAACGGTTTGAGTGTTGACCAATGGTCGAGTTCGACTTTGAGTTCG